AAGAGAATGGTTTGTCTGATGATGAAGAAGTGGAAGTTGAAGAATTTAAATTTGATAACAAAACATATTATACTGATGATGCTCAAAATGGTCATTTGTTCGAATGTCTCGAAGATGGTGAGATTGGTGATATTGTGGGTAATTTAGAAAATGGCTCTGTGTTTTTTTCCTAATATAATATAAATGGTTCTAAGACAAATCTGCCCACCCGCATTAATATATTTAATTTTTTCCATTACTCAAGTATCTATTGATACAGTTCAAGGAGCATATAATACCGCATTAGTTAAAATTTGGGTAGCTTTTGTGTTTACTGTTCTATTAAACTATCTGTGTATGAATGGTTTAGATGTTGTTTCATGGTTGATAGTATTTATTCCATTTATCTTAATGACCGTTATTGTCGGCATGTTGTTAATTATGTTTGGATTGGACCCATCGACTGGTAAATTAGCCATTGCATATGATAAAACTATGCCTGACCGACCTGATGCTAGATCTCGTGCGAGACGAGCCCGAAAGCGACGTCACAAACTAGATAGATTTTCTTCAGAAGAATACTCTAAATGGAGAAAGTATAATGAAGCACAAAAAATTAATACTGGATATGACCAGTCAAATATTTCAACTGATCAAAAAAAGGTATTGGATGATGTTGTTTCAGCAAGGGCCGGGCTAGAATGTGATCCATTACATTCTGAATGCCCAAAAAAATAATTAGTCATGTAAACTATTTAAAATAATAATAAATTACATAACTAATAATGTTTAGTGAAATTGTTAATTATATTGTGATTCCTACTTTACTGTCAGCAAGTGCTTTGGGTGCTTATTATGTTTGGAGTCCAGAGGATAGTAAAAAACTAATATCAAGTATAGCTTGGTATGGAGTAAATATGTATTCGCGTGCTGCTATTTATTATGAAACTTTTGTACAATATGATTCATCAGATGATGAAGAAGATGATTTTGACGAAGAAGAATCATTATCATATTATAACAATGAAAATCAAATTATAGTTTCACTAGGAACAGACTATAAAACCCTGCCTAATGAGTGGTGGAATGATAGTAAAAACAATGTAGATTTATTAATATTAAAAAAATCTTTATGTGATAATATAAAATACAAAATTTTTCATAAGCATCAAGAGCTAATGAAATCAGGGATTGAGTGGATTACTATGGAAAAACAATTCGTGCAAGTAGAATTGGAACAAGATGATGAAGTTATTGATATTCATAAATACTTGGACCAATTTTATACAGTAGGAAATAGTATTTTATCGAAATCATTCTTGAAATGGTATTTGAAATCATGGTATAATATTGAATTATGTGATGAATACACACTTAAAATCTTTGATAAAGATGTTAATTTATTTAGTATAGGACCCGAATCTTATATATATCTTGGCAATGAGAAATATTCTATTATTGATACAACAAAAAACGAAGAAGTTACCGATAGTGATGCTAATTATGAAGGCGCCATTGATGAATAATTAATTTAAAAATATATATAAAAAATTGACTAATATAATATATATAATGGATACTTCAGGAACTATGGAAATTATGGCAACTTCTTCAGAAGTAACACACCCATTGTATGATAAATGGGTTCTATGGGCTCATTTACCACATGACACAGATTGGTCTATCAAAAGTTACAAAAAAATTATGACCGTTAAGAGTATTGAAGAAATGGTGGCTTTATATTCAGCAATTCCTGAAAAATTAATTAAAAACTGTATGATGTTCGTGATGAGAGAAGGGATAAAGCCAATGTGGGAAGATCCATTAAATAGCAAAGGAGGTTGCTTTTCATTCAAAGTTCCAAATAAAGTTGTATCCCAAGTATGGTCCCAATTAAGTTATATTTTAGTAGGAGAAACACTCACAAATGACTCGCGTTTATGGAAGTTAATCAATGGTATTACTATTTCACCCAAAAAGTCGTTCTGCATTATAAAAATATGGTTAAAAAATTGTACTATGCAAAATCCCGCCCAACTAACAAGCGTTCAAGGATTAAGTATTCATGGGTGTTTATTTAAGCGACACAAACCCGAATTTTAATTATTTATATTTTAGCATTAATATATATATATATATGGCAAGTTTAGTAGATACCTTAGATCCTAGAAATATCAACTGGCTGAACTCGCCACACAAAGTTACACCTGAGATAAGCACCAAGAATGATGCAAAAATAGACAAATTAGAGAAAGAACAAAAACTATTATCATCCAAATTGAAAAGTGGTGCTTATAAGAATACCAATGATTTAAATGCAGCGTGGCAGCTACAAAACAGGTCTTTTCAAAAAATATTAGACCATCGAGATGCTTGGGACAAGATTGCATCAAGCCATCCCCTCGTGAATAAACAAAGGGAAAGAGAATCGAATAGGTTTATGGATAATGCAATAGCAATTCAAAAGAAATATGATAATGTTATAAGTAAGCAGGCACAAAAACAAGGAATATGTGGATATCTTTCAAAGAAAACATGTAGTAAAGGCAAGGATTGTTATTGGTTTGATAAGGAAGATGTTGCTGGCAAAGATGTAGGATGTTATTCAAGAAAAGAACCGAGAAAGAATTGGAGTATACCGCTTAAAAAAAAAAGTCAAGCGACAACTTTAGGTACTATACAAGAAAATCCTGTGGTGGAAGAAGAACAAGGAGGAGGGAAAAAGAAAACGAAAAGAAGAAAACGCAAAAGAAGAAAACGCAAAAAGACGCGTCGCAAAAGAAAACGCAGAACAAAACGCAGAAAAAGATAAGCTTTTAAAAAATTGAATTATTAAAATTTAATTTTTTAATAAGAAAACCTTAAATGACTGAACAATATTTATACCACGCAGTTAATAGTTTCCTCGTGTATTGTTGTTTAGCATATATACTTTGCTTTGCAACTTTTCATCTTGTGCGTAGTATTAATTATCATGTTGGCAACGATGGAACTTTCGTTTTATCACTTATAGTATCTCTGCTAATTGTTTACACTGTTCTTCAGTGATAGTTGTGGGGTATTTAATATTAAAACATATGAGTAAATTTCCAACTAGAGGAGATGCTGGATGAGGACGCGTTCTTTTCATGCCCATATTCGCTACTTCTTTAACAAAATCAGGGGTTACCACTTTCCCTGGCTTATTATTAATTGTATATATCTTTCCTGATAAATGTTTAAAATCAAATTGGAAACCAATAAGTGCTTCCTTTAATGTTATATTTTTTGTTAATAGAAGATCTAAACCATCGCGAACAAATTCTGTGTTATTCATTACTTTTATAAACAACTTAATATCGCCTATATTTGTATCACTTATCATGTTTCCTCTATTTCGTAAAATAATTATTTCACTGTCGTCTATGCCTGCTTTTATATCAACATATATAGTCTCTTGTTCCATTTTTTTTATATTTTCCTCTATAACCCATTTTTCTATTTTGAGAGGATAATTAAGACCAGTGTATGCTTGTTCTAAGGTTATTTCTATTGATTTAACTATAGGAGTAGGTTTATTCATATTAGGCATATTAACAGGTCTCCCATTGTGAAAAATTCTTACCTGGGGCATACCCATGCCACCACCCATGCCTCCACCACCCATTCCAGGAAATGGGAAAGGCATTCCTCCACCAAACATCATATTTAAAATATCTTCTGGATTACCCATCATTCCACCAGGCATACCACCCGACATAGCACCAAACATTGGATTATTTTTTTGCATATCGTACATTTTTTTCTTTTCAGGGTCTCCTAGAGTATGATAAGCTTCATTTATTTTTTTCATATCTTCTGGGTTGCCTCCCCTGTCAGGATGATTTTTAATTGATAATTTCCGATATGCCTTTTTAATTTCGCCAGAATTACTTGTTGTATTAACGCCAAGTATTTCATAATAATCTGTCATTTCTATAATCTTTTAATATAAACTTAAATAGTTATTAACGAATTATTATATCAATGAATTTGCCTTTTCTTAAAAAATACCAACCCCAAAGATATGCAGAATTTGTTATTGAAAAGGATTATATTCAATTACTTAAAACATTAATTAATATGGACAACTTAAATATTCTTCTAATTGGAGATTCGGGTACAGGGAAAACATCTCTAATAGAAGCAACTATACGAGAATATTATGAACTGGATAAGATTCCTAAAAATAATGTATTATATATAAATAATCTACAAGAACAAGGTATATCATATTATCGTAACGAGGTCAAAACATTTTGTCAAACATCGTCTAGTATACACGGTAAGAAAAAATTTATTATATTGGATGACATTGATATTATAAACGATCAAAGTCAACAGGTTTTTCGAAATTGCATTGATAAATATAGTCATAAAGTACATTTTTTAGCATCTTGTTCCAATATTCAAAAAACAATTGAAAGTATACAATCTAGATGCACTTTAATTAAACTCAAACAAAACGAAACACAATTATTATCACAAGTTATTAATCGTATTAAAACCAAAGAAAATATCGATATTTCTCCACAGGCAGAAATTTTTATAATGAATATATGCAATAATTCCATAAGATTATTAATTAATTATTTAGAAAAATTTAGTCTACTTGATGAACCAATAACATTAAATATTGCAAAAAAAATTTGTACAAATATAAGCTATTATGATTTTGAACGCTATACTAATGCGTGGTATGTAAAAAAATCTTTATCAGAAGCAATAACAATTATCTATAATATTTTTAATAAAGGATATTCTGTTATGGATATTTTAGATAGTTATTTCCAATTTATAAAAATATGTAATATTATCAACGAAAACAATAAATACAAAATTATACACAATATTTGCCAATATATATCATATTTTCACACTTTACATGAACACGAAATAGAATTGGTTTTTTTTACAGACCAGCTAATTCGTACTGTTAATACCAATTAAAATATTAAAGAATTATATATGTCAAGTCAGATATTTAAAACATCACCTCCAATAGAAATATTATTTGATTTTTTAGGCAATGTATGTGAAAAACAGAAAAATAAATATGTCTTTTCAAAAGCTAGTTTTAAAAAGGCACAAATAGAAAATAAACTCATACCTTTTTATGATAAATTAAAACCTCATTACTATCAATCCAAATTGTTTTATATTACACGAGATATGATATACAAACACTTTATTACATTAATCCGACAAATTTGCAAGCATCATCATATTGCATTTACATCTGTAATGAAATATAATAAGTCAAAGTATGAAATCATATATTCTATTTTTATCCCTGAGCAATTAACAGTTGCTTAGCTGCTATTGTATCACAATTACGCAATTGTTGTTGTGATAACCGAGCAAACCATTCATATTTAGTTCGTTTTAAAATTTCATCGCCTGGTATATAAATTGCATATTTATTTGGAGAGAAATTAATAAATGTATTTCCCATTAATCGATCTATTCCTATCTGTTTACCATCATTATCCTCAACTCCAAACGTTTTACCACACAATACATTTAAGTTATTATTACTATACAACCATTGGTTGGCTTGACCTAGGAAATCGCTTTCATTAGTATAATCGGTACTTGTTAAATTCTCTAAATAAGTTACAAATTGACCCATTATTGAACTGTTTTTTTTACAACCCATAATTTTGGTTGTAGGAATCAATGTTGAAATATCAGCGCTATTTCCACGATTAATCATATTTACACTGAAACAATCGCTCGTTGTTAATCCTCCATTATATAAGGGTTTTAAATCTTTACACACAATAGTCGAATTTGGAAGCAATAATCCACCAAAAGAATGTAATAATTTAGATAATGCAAGCATTCTCATATGTGCTTTTACGGGATTAGCTAATTTATCCATGTCAATCCTCCAACCCTTTAATAGTTTTTCAAATGAATAATCATCAATTAAAACAATATTGAAGGATTTTGAACAATATTTAACTACTGTTTCAACGCAAGACACTTTATAGGGTTGATTTAATAATCTTGTATTCCTTGATCCGAAACTCGGCCAATATCTATGATTTATAGGATGTGATGTATGGATCCAAAGAATAGGTTTGTCTCCTAATCCAGATCCCCCATTTAGTAAAAATTTGCGCACCATATCATATTTATCAAGTTCCTCATCAGGTACATATTTCAACTTATATTTTTCATATAAATAACCAAGTACTGTTAAAATTATAAATATACTGAAATAGCGAAACATTATATATATATAGTAAACTTAAATATTTTTAGCTATCCCTTTAATCTTTGTAAATTAGACCACCATTTCTCATTACTTTTTTCTAATTCTTCATCTCTTTTCAAGATTTTAAAAGCTCGTCTAGAATGAATTTGACCTTCGTTTTTTTCTCTTTCTGCTAAATACTGCTGCGATTGTTGTAAAGAAGGAGGAACTACATCTTGTGAATCTCGATGTTTCTTATACATCTCAAGACTATTGAATTTTTCTTTATTTAAGAAATCTTGATGAGTCACTGGTATAACAGTCTCTGTATGAGCTTTTTTAAAATCTTCGTAAGGTAATTTACTAAACAACCCAGAAGAATAATTATTTACTTTTTCTCTAACTAAATTATAACCACCATCCTTTTCTCCCATTTCTCTAACCCCTTGGTGCTTTACCAAAGCTTTACACTCTGTTTTTTTTGCTTCAAATGCCCTCCCAAAATCACTTAATGCAACTTTCTCATTATCATCGTCATCCATTTTATTATTTTTGATCCATGAACTATAACCTGTATCATCTTCTTCATCTTTTACTTTTACTTTTTCAAACATTTTATTAAACCATTGATTGAATTCTTGTATACTTTTACCATTTAGAGAATGCAACAATATTGCTTTATCATCATTCACATCTGTTTCTTTTGCGTTATAAATAGTATCGTACTTTGACTTTTTTCGTTGTTTTCTAAAGTAAAATACTTTCTCTACTATTTTATAAGCTTTCATATAAAACCTAAAATAATCTCCGGATAACTTAGACTTATCAGGATGCAGTTTTAAAGCTATTCTATATGCCTTTTTAAGATCTGCTTCTACGAAATTATATTGCAACTTGAATAAATTCAAAATATCTTCCAATTCATAATTTTCTATGTCTAAATCAAATTCATCATTCATATAGAAAATTATGATTATTATATTCTTTAATTCACGAAGACGCTCGCGCCATTGTTTTTTTAAAGAAAGAAGTAATGTGATCCGTTTTAGATCCAATTATACTATCCATTGGTGCACCATTAATAAAATTATGCATCGTTGGAACAGATTTAATTTTCATAGCACTAGCAATGTCACGCGCTTTGTCTATATCTACGATTATCATAGAAACATTATTAGGCATCTCGTTAAATAATTTATTTACTAATGGTGTAGACCGTTTACATGGACCACACCAAGTAGCCGTAAATTTCATAATTACGACTTTGTGATTTGTAAGATATTCTATAACTTCGTCGCGTGTTGTGAATTCCACAATCTCTCCGGGCATTTAATTAATACTAGAAAGATATTCTTTCTATTTTTGCGAATTGCTAAACAGTTCTTTTAAATCGTCAATATCAATAAGAGGAAGTTCAGCATGACTTTCCCAAAAATACTTGCAAAAAGCCCAATGGATTTTACAACTAATAGGATAATTATGTTTTCTATCACTCATTAATTTTTCATAAAATGCCGTTGGAAGAAGTTTCAAACTAGGTCTTGGTAATACATATGCCAATTGAATCTCTGGTAAAATTGGTTTTGAATTATTTTCTTCTATCATTGTTGTGTCCCAGGAAGGAATATATTTTACCAAATCTTTCCATAATGGAGGATAATCATATTTATAACACCATGTCCAACTTGAACATTTCGTAGTATAATATTTCATAGTCCATTCTAGACCTTCCAAATAATTCATACATATTTTCTTTCTCCAATAATTATTAATATCAATATTAAATAAAGCCTTATAATATCTATGTTCCCAACCATATCTCTCCGGATCAATAAATTTTTCGACGGCTCGTTCTTTTGTAGGAATGTTATCTAATCTTTTCATTTTATCCTCTATTGTCTTATTTGGATAAAATCGTTTTTCCCAACGGTTTCTTAAATTATATTCGTCTATTAAATTTGTTTTTTCAGATTCTGCCAAGTATTCCGCAAATATTTTAACATTTGACCAATAAATAGTTTTACCATTAGTAAGATTTTTATCTGTCTTTCCAAATAAATTTTTATACGCAGCCAATACTTTATGGATTCCTCCTGTTCTTATATTCACCGATGGAAAATGTGGCATAAAATCATTACCTAGAAAAAAACACAAAAATATATAATCATATAATCTATTTGTTTCTTGTATTTTTGAATTTTTTCCAAACCCATTCATATCTTGACGAATAGTCTGAGCTAACTTAGGAATATCCAAAAAATAAGGTTCGTTTGGTTCTAAATCTTGGTTTAATGATTTTATAAATTCAGGAGTTTCTCTGTATAAATAAATCTGTTTGGAAATGGGAAGATGATTTAATGCAAGCATAATAAGATCTGCATCCAAACCATATATCATTGATACTTCTTTACTATGAGCAGCTTTATTATCTCGTATATATCCAAATAATTTATGCTCGCCTTCACCAGGACTATTGCTTGTAGAAACTATAAATTTTTGTATATTATATGATTTTTCTTGATTTTGATAATAATATTTTGTATAATTAGCCAAATTTTCCATAAAATTAGTACCAGGAGTAATGGCTGTTTTATCCCATTTATCAGGCTGTTTTTCAAACTCATTTTTTAAAAACGTTAATAAATATGATTTGTAACGTCTATTTCGTTGTTGTTCCAATTTAGCTACCGGTGCAACACCATCAAAAGCAATAAAGACTAGTTTTTTAGGTTTTATAATTTTTATATACTCATCTATTTTATTGCAAACTGCCTCAATGAGTAATTTTTCAAATTGTTCATCGTTGCCATTATATTCTTTTTCTAATGCACGCAAACAATCATAAACAATCGAATTACTGTCTAAATAAAAATTATCTACATTTTTATTCAGCCTATGAATTTTTCTTACGATATTTCCATGGTTTTTAACAATAAATGAAAAGTAACTTGGTATACCCATCTTACATAATAGTTGCAACAACTATTTAAATCATATTTGATGTAATTTACTCAAATGCTCTTCATCTCTCCACCATTTGGAAATTATATTTATTTACCCAACACCATGTCTATCAAAGGCAGTTATACTTTGGAACCACGCTCTGGATTAATACAGCAAATTTTAAAAACCTTCCGTTATTCTTTTAAATATAAAGGATGGGTTAATAAAATTGGATTACGTAACAAAGGACTAGAATATGGTATCAAAAATTATAATCCATGTAGAGATATTATAAGTATTGCTATTCTTGATAAAGAAGAAATTCCCAAAATAATAAATATATTACCAGAAAATACAAATATAGAATTAAATATTAGTTGTCCAAATGTTAATAAGTGTCTTGAACATACTCAATTATCTTCTTTTATTAATCCAAAAAGACAATGGTGTATTATCAAACTATCACCTCTTGCTGATATGAAATTAGTAGATAGATATTATCAGCAAGGTTTTCGCCAATTTCATTGTTCTAATACTATTCCTATTGAAGAAGGTGGTCTTAGTGGTGCATCTATCATACCATCAACATCGTATTTTTTAAAAGCAATAAAAGATACATATACAGATGTAGAAATCATTGCAGGGGGCGGAATTTATGATATGAGTGTATATAATAAATATAAAAACTTGGGTGCAAATCATTATAGCATATCAACTTTATTTTTACATCCTATAAAATTTTCCTGTTTTATATATTCATTTTATAATAAAAAATTATAAATCTTTGTTTTTATAATTGGATTTAATTTGAAAAAAAATAATCGCTATATTATTTAGCAATAGATTATGAAAAACGAGAAAATTAAGCTTCCTCTTTCGCACAAATCCAAAAGATTCGATAAATTAGATTTTTCGACAAAAAAAATATTAACTTTTCAAGCCATGATAACAAATACTATATTAGCAATTCAAAGATATAAAACTAAAGATATTATTGGTGCTAGTGAATTAAATGTGTGTATACAAGGTTTGGAAGGTTTATATACTGAATTAAATATTTTGAAAATAATGGTTGAATCTAATGAAAAACATATAGATTTTGATGAAATCTTAACAAGATTGCAAAAAATAAATAATGAATTGTCAAGTATATTTCGTAATTTTGGTACGCACAATATTGAAGACCTAATTGTAGTGGCATTTGCTAGTGATTTTATCAAAAAAACTATCACAGAAGAAAATAAAGATAAATATGAACTTATTGAGAAATATGTACATCCGATTAGTTATAAAGCTTTGGCATGGAAAGATAATGATGGGGAAAATAAAAAACCTCTAGCAAAAAATAGAATTGTTGAGGATTTTATGATTGTTGAAAGTGCAGAAAATTTCGAATGTTTTGATTTGGCTAGAACTAGTAGAAAATTTAATACAAAAGTATATGGAATTAAAGTAGCAATTAAAAATCAAGACGAACGAAAAACACTAATCATATCTGGACTAGTTGATGATATAATAGTTAATTGTAGCAATCATACATTTATTAAAAATAAAATACAATCATTGTATGCTGAGAAACCCAATGACCCTGAATTTTTAACATCGGATTTTGAAAGATTTGTAAATACTTTAACTATAAAAGAATTATTAATTTATGGCAATGATGAATTATATCAACGATTTATTGGTTATTTAACTCAAGTTAATTTAATTAAACAAAAACCGATTTCACAGAATGTTAAAGAATTTATTAGCTGTGAATTATATGGGCAACGCCGGACCCTCATTCAATTATTAATGAAAAATAGTGACCCAGAATTTCAATATCTCGCATATCTATTATATGATTTATTAACAAATGATGGAAATGGTAACGGACCTGATACAATAGAACAAA